AGGCATGAGTTTTTTAAGTTGTTGATTTAATTGTATTCATGACTCTGGTTCGCGCCTCCAATCCCCCTTTTCAGTAGTATTCATTCCCTTTCATAGTATTTCATTTTGTTTCACAAAGCGTTATAGTTCAAGCCTTCCAGCGTTTAAGAGTGCTTAACTATGTTTCACTTTGCTTTTTCCTGTTTCACCTATCCATTAGTCATAGCATTAGGCATAACTTCTCATGCCTAATTTAACCAATAAGAAAATAGATGGTGCAAAGCCGAAAGCCAAGCCGTATAAGCTATCTGATGCACATGGGTTATATATCGAGGTGCTGCCATCAGGGAGTAAAAGCTGGCGTTACCTTTACAAGCTTTCCGGCAAGCATAAGACTAAGACCTACGGCAAATATCCTGATATTGGGCTGGCTGATGCTAGGCAGATGCACAATGATTTTAAAAAAGAATTGGCAATAGGCATCAAGGAAACCAAGACCTTTGATGATGTTAAGGCTGAGTTCATCCCGTTTCACCTAAAAACCTTAAAGAATGCCAAGCATAAGCAGCAAGTCCAGTACCGACTAGATGAGTTTGTATCACCAATAATAGGGCATATGCCTATTGATAAAATCAAACGTGCCGATCTTGTCAATGTAGTTAAACAGGTACAGGCTAAAGGCATTACTGAAACCGCACATAGAGTTGGTACGCATATCCGGCAGTTATTTGATTACGCGCTAGATATTGGCTTAATAGAGGCCCATTCAGCTAATAGCTTATCCAGGGTTCTAGAAACACCGAAAGCAAAGCACATGAACTGCATACCTGTAAACGATGCGGGAAAGCTGTTTAAAGCGATTAATTCTTATGATGAGCCGATTACTCGCATTGGCTTACAAATCGCGGCACATACGTTTGTACGCACGTCTGAATTAAGATATATGCAATGGGATGAAATACAGGATAAAAGGTTTTGGGTAATACCAGAATCGCGCATGAAGATGAAAAAGCCTCATGTTGTACCATTAACCGATCATGTGTTGTCATTGCTAGAACAGATTGAAGTTTATACGGGCGACTATGATTATGTGCTGGCCTCACCTAAGCGACCTAATCATCCTGTCAGTGAGAATACATTACTGTTTGCGCTGTATCGTTTAGGCTATCGCGGCTTGATGACTGTTCACGGATTCAGGGCGCTGGCATCTACCGTATTGAACGAACAAAGCCCATTTCACCATGACGTGATAGAAAGGCAACTAGCGCACAAAGAAACCGATCTTGTACGCGCTGCATATAATCGCGCTGAATATCTGGATGAACGCATTAAACTCATGGACTATTGGTCTAGCTGGGTAATAAATGCTGAATTGTCCTGCGAAACCATCTAGGATGACCCACGTTAATATCAGGTTCAGGTATCATGCCAGCCTTACGCTTACGCCAGAAAGTAGCGCGGTTGCTTATACCTAGCTCTTTCATGAAGTCCTCTATTGTGTAGATCGTTTTCATATCATTTCACCTCTTTAAGTGCGCGGATAGCGTGAGATATATCCCATGCAATAGCTTTGCAATCATCACTAGCGCGATATTCATGTATTTCATCGGCTTTTGATGGCATATCCATAGCAACCTTTGCAGCACGTTCCAATACATCATTATCATGCTTCGCCAGTGATTCGGCTGTGGTGGTGGATAAGGCTTTTAATACGATCTGCATATCATTTTCAAAACCTTGTATATGAATACTGGCTGGCATCCACTTATATGCTATTTTCAAAGCCTCACGCAAATCATGATTGTTGGCTTGGAGTTCTTTAACTATTTTTGGCAAATCGTGATAGCTAAATCTAGTGCAATAAGGAGGCTCACCTTTTAAAGTCAAACATATTTTAGCAAGCATCTTTGAAAATTTATCTATCACAAAATCAGATTCCGCAACCTCACCATCAAGCACAGCGATACGTTCTGCTGATTCTGCGGTGGCTGCTTGCCATGCTAAAAATGGTAAGTGCCATTGTTCTTTATATGGGAAGTCTTTGGGGCATTTTATGTTTGGATAAGTAGAAACCCACTTCTCAAACGCTATTCTGTCTTGTTCGCTCATGTGTTACTCCTCTAAATACTTTTCAATAACATCCACAGCCAAACCTGTTGCACTTGCAATTGCATATACTGATAGACCGTCAGATATTAATTTTGCAATCTGTTTTTTTGATATATCGTCCCCGCTTATTAGTCCGTCTGCTATATCAAGCGTATTTTCTATTGCATCTGAAATAAAATTAAACATCTTCATTACTCCTTATCTGTTCCAGCAATCAGTTTGCTATATTTAAAACGCTTACCGCATCCGTCGCAGTAGCAAGTGTCGGTAAGTTTGTAATTTACTTCGTAATACATTTCTGAATTATCAATAGGCGCTGTCCAACTTTTTGTTTCTATTTCAGTTTCGCCAGTAAATGTAGTTGTTACTTTAACAAACCCTGTCGCCCTACCTTTTCTATAAATCTGGTCATTACCGCATTTTGGGCAGCAAGTTAGCTTCATGTGTTACTCCGTATCTGTTGGTGCGGCTTGAATCATGGATTTGCAAGCATCCGCTAACCTATTGTATGGCGCAGGTTTGTTGCTATCTATGTAAGCCTGCCACGCTTTATCTTTCATTTCATCTGTTGGCTCAATCGGCACACTTACCCAGCCTTCACGCTGAACAGTGGGGGCGTTGGTTTTATCCAATTTTCTAGCAATCATTCCAAGAACCGAAAACATGCTGCGATATAGTTCATTATTATCATCAGGCACGGCATTTTGCAGATTAAGTTGGTTACATATGCGCCTTAATCTAAGGGCTATTGCTTCGTCTGGAAACATTCCGCAAGAATTGCACGCTATATACTTTATATTTTTACTCATAATTAACCTTTCGTGTTTAGCTGCTTTATAAGCAATTCGGAAAATCTATATCGTGTGAACGGCTCGCTGTGCGCTACTGATTCATGAGTAGCTTTGTGCCATAGAGTGTCTATTACGTCATTGCTTGGCACTACCCAATCACGAGGCTGCGGTGATGTGTAAACTGCAAACGCATTTGAACCGTCATCGCCTTTTTCATCTTTATCGCAAACTTCAAAACCTTGGAAACCATCCATGCCGATTTCTGTACCAACTAACCATTGTCGCGATATAAATTTTAGATATGCCACTGGATCACACTTTTCGATCTCGGATAGGGCGGCTTCATAGCCAGCTTTAAACATATCAAAATCATCCCATCCGTCAGGGTTATCTTTTAATTTGTCACGAGCATCTTGGTATTTGATATTTAATGATTCCTGTAGGTTACTCATGGGTTAGTCCAATTCATAAACTGTTACTGGGTAAGAGTTACGTTCTTCTGCTTCCATAAATTGCTTACCAATTCTCATGGCATATCCTAAAGAATCAATGCAAATATAATTACCTTGCTTAACTTCACAATTTAAGAATCGTGTTTGTGCTTTATTGATCCAGTCTTGCTTGCTGCTAAAGCTGAATAACTCACGCTTAACTTTTAACTGTACGTTACTCATTCCTATTTCCTATCTTTAAAAACCATCTGGGTTATTCGGTTGTGGGGCTTGGCTGGCTCTATGCCGTAATCACGGGTTATTCTTCAAACTCTGTTTCAGACCAAAGTAGCTTTGTTGTGTAATTAATGCGATTCCCATCACAATTTACAACTGCAATTTCATCTTCACTTAGTAGGTAGTCAGTTGTATATCCATCATCAGTGGCCCATAACCATTTCTTAACTTTTCGCTTTGTCTTTTCAGCTACGCGCCAGTTGTACTGCTTGCCTAGAATAACTTGTTCAATAGTCTGATTTTTCAATCCACCATCACAATCAAAACGAGCGTTTTCATCTTCTGCTGCCGCACGTAATAATTCAGCATATTTATGTTCAGCCATCATTTCTCACCTTTCGTTGCTCTTAATGCTTGCTCAATAAGATTGCATTCATCAATGCTTTTTAACTCTGCTGTGTGATACTGCCTACCTAGCACATCAGTTAATTTTGCATACAAGTCTTTACGCGAAACCTTTCCACTTTTCCATATAGGGTCTAAAACTGCGTGTATGCGCTTTCTAGCTTGCCTTATTTCATTAGTTGGAATGTTTCCTAATGGCGCGGTTCTATTCTTAGTTTTATGATGACAACCAACAAACCCGCCGCATTTATCGCACTTCCAAAAAGGCAATGAATACAAATCAGGTCTATGCGGATAAATCTCTTTTCCATCTGTCAACCTAGCATCAACATCTACACCGCAAGCTATACAATAAATATTCACTCTTTGCCTTTCGTTACTCTAATCACAATAATTGCTACATCACCATGCTCAAGATACTTATGTGCTAGTTGATTCGCCTGTTGATAGCCTTGTACTGGCATACTGTGACCGTTACCATCTAGTACGGTGAATTGTTTAATAGGTTCGTTCATGTTTAATCTTTAAACCGCTAATCGTTTAATAATGTTTTCAATTTGTTCATTTATATTTTTTAATTGATATGATTTCTCTCTGATGGTCATTCCAACATTGCTAGATGGGCTGTCAGAAATCCCTACACCATTAGATGCTTCTGGCATTGGTGGTTTTAAAATATCAGATAATCTTTCTTTAATTTCATCAACAAGATGAAACTGCTCTTCAATAACTGCATTTAGATTAATTATCTCTTGTTCAATTTCGCTACAACCTCTTACTGGAGATTCATCGCAGTATTTAACTTGTGCTTGTTTATCTGTATACATTTTTAATTTCTCTCTCTTTCATCAATAAAGTAACTGTTAAGGCAGATAAGAGTTACTTTATTGCCTGGTTAGTTATTTAATAACGACACGCTGCTTAACTTCAAGGTGTGCGCCTTGCACCTCTTGCCCAGCATCAATAGCCATCTTGATTAGCTTCTTATCAACGACTAGCGGCAATGGATCAGGCATACGTTTAAAGCCATCATCAATCAGTGATTCGTCATCAATAATCACGCTGGCAGGATTGTTTTGTAATGCCACCGTAAACACTGGTGATTCAATCTTCATAATGCCTGCCTGTTGCATATTGACCAGTAGCCAATCTTTAATGTGCTGTACTCTGTTTTCAATGGCTTTACGTCTATCCGCCAGGCGCTTTTCTTCGGCTTTGATCTGCTCTGGCAATGCTTCCATATTACGAATCACGAAAGCATAATCCTCAATCTTTGCCTGAATGGCTACGCTATCACCTTCTAATGTGTCTGCGATTGTCTGCTCATCAAAGTCTAGCTCCTCAAGTTTGTTTTGAAGTGCTAGACGTTCACCTACTAATTGATAAAGTGTTGTCATGATTAATCCTTAAACCACGTATGCGTTACGTCTAGCGTATGTATTAGCGAACGGAATATCATCATCGAAGTCAGCATGATTAGTGCCACCAGCACTTGTAGGTAATGCGCCTGATGCCTTATTGGTACGTCTGTCATTTACTGGCTTTAATGCCGACAGCATCTTTGCAAGTTTTTCTGGCTGTGTTTTCTTATCCAGAATTTCACTTGCTGTCAGCTCGCTATCAGCTTCAAATACGCCAGCAACAATTACACGATCAACATCATTGCCGTTAGTCGAATTGGTTGACAGTTCACGTTGTAGCAATAATCCGATACGTTTACCCATTAAATCTGGATAGCCGTTTGCAGTAGCCTTAACAACTGCTTTAGCGTCACTATCCCATTTTTCAAAGTTAATGCTGCCTTCGTTAGCTTCTTTGGTACGTGTGCAGCACAAAATAGCCTGTACAGTTGCCATGCTTGGCAATGTGTCACCTTTTGAATTTACTGTGTACAAATCCAGATAGTTAGCAGTTGCGCCATCATCCGTTTTAATTGATAGGCCAAAGCCTTCTGTACCTTGCTTACTCAGTAGTTTTTCAGCGCGTGTAATCACACCAATATATTTGCCTGTTTCTTTGATAGCTGTATTAATGCGGTCTGCCTGTCTTGCTTCATTTGCGTTAAGTGTTAAGCTCATTTTTAAGTCCTTTAAGTTTATGCTGCCTGTTTTAAGTCGTAATACTCTTTAATAGCTTTATCGACTGCCATTAAGTCGTTTTCTATATGGTCATCATCAAACAGTCCAATAGGTGTTTTAACAGTATCTGAGCCACTATTTTTAGTGCTGAATACATACTGCCCATTGATAACGTGAGTGCGTAATACAATCGTTAGCAATCCTTCTATGGTTATCTTTTCATCTAGTAGCTTGCCGATTGTTTTAGCCTTCACCTGGCCTTGTTCGCTCACATCGGTATGTGATAATAGATACACACGTTTATAGTCTTGTAAGTTGGTTGCTGCTGTAATCACATCAAAGTAATGCCGCGCCATCTCGGTAAACTTTTCATAGCCTTTTTCATGTGCGCGTGTCATAAATTCATTGGCTAACAAATACTGCAAGTCATCAATAACAATGATCTCGCGTGTAGTTTTCTGCATAGCCTTAATAATTGATTCCCAATTGTCAGAATGGTAGATATTGCCGCCATCATTGACTGACTTCCAATTTGATTTAAAAGGGAGCGGTTTCTTCACCACTTGAATCAGCAATGTTTCTGCTGGGTTCATGTTGCGTAGGCTGGTTGATTTGCCCGTTCCTGATGTTCCTAGTACCATTGTCGCTATGCTCATTTTTAACTCCTAAAGTCTGTAACTCGTAAATAAATAATTCATACTCTTGTTGCTCTTGCTCGATCTGCGCTTGCAGATAACTTTGTTCATCGTCTGGTATGTATGCGCTATTACTCATTCTGCATTCTCCATACACTCAAAATAGCCTGTTTACGTGTCAATCCACATTTACGGTAGTAGCAGTACATTGCGCAGAATGTCAGCGCGTATAGCGTTAAAAGTACCGTTACTAAGCCAGTAATAAAGGCGTACATAAGAAATAATACGTTCATAGCAGACCAACTAACATTGCTGGAATAGCAACAGTTACAGCCAGCAGCACAGCGATAAATGCAGCGGAGTAGTACGCCATTTCGTACTTGTTCATCTTTTCGCTAGTATCAATTTTCGCGTAATCTCTCATAGCTTCACCTCATACACTTTCTCGTTCAATTCAGTACATGGCATCGTTGCGGTAGAGTTGCCCATATTTACCGCACACCAGCCAGTTTTACCTTCATCTAGCTTTGCCATGATTGCCAGTAAAGCAACAGATATAGCTAGTGCGTACATGAATGTTTTAATGTGGTACATCATGCTGCAACCTTTCTAGCCAGTACTTCGCTTTGTTTATTGTGCAGGTGTTTAATTTCCTGTTCACGTACATTGGTCATCTGGTAGTCGTTATGTGCTGAGTAACCGATACCATGCCAGCCGCATGAGCATATTGGTGTGATCGTTTCATCCATGCCTTCGCCAGTTACCGCGCGTCTTAAAATATGTGTGTTCATTCGTCATCTCCACAATACATCTCGCAATATTTATCAGGGTCTTGCTCTACAACTGCATCACAGTAAAGCTTCACATATCTGTCTTGAATGTCGGTAAGCTCGGCCAGTTTTTCCCATCTAGGTAAACGGCTGCACATAACACTTTCCCAATCTCTAAACATATCCAGACGATAGCTGACTAGGTTTTCATCCCATGCTTCACCATCCCATGTAATCGCGTCATAAAGAGCTTGCTTCGCTTTCTCAATGTCATCTGTTGACCATTCCTGTGAGTCCAGATAACGATCTAATTCACGCGCTCTGTATTGATCTTCTGCTGAATTATTAAAAATGCCTGGATAGTTCATAATTAACTCCATCTTGTTTAACTCGTTTGCTGAGTTGATGTAGTTATATTATCGAATGCGATAACAAAAAGCAAGCATTATTTATCGTAATAGATAAGATTTATTTTTAATAGGCGAAAAAAAACTGCCGAATGGCAGTTGTGTGAAGTGTTAAATGACTATTTATATAGTTCGTCAGCTAGTGAGTTTGGTCGGCCTTGTCCGCTTCTTATCATGCGTTGCCTTTGCATATCTTGTTGTATCTGTTCGTTGGCGCGTTGCATTTCCTGCATCTGCCTTTGTTGTTGGTCGAATTGTCTTTGATTGTCTAATTGAATCTGATTAATTTCATTCTGGCGATTCCAGTTATCCATTGTAGTGCCTTGGGTATTATCCCATCCCATACTATCCGCAATGGCTGAATGGCTTGAAAACAGAATAATTATTGCTGCTATGTATTTCATATAATCCCTTTCTATTGGCCTGCTAGTTCTTTGTATGCGTTTTTCATCTTATCAAAAAAAGCCTGCTGTTTGCTATTTAAAAATACTGGTGGATTAGTTACATCTAAATTCTCGATCATAAGCTGCCAGGTAAACAATTCAAAATGTTCGGATATCTTATCTAACACACTAATACGTATATCAGTGTCCTGCGCCTTAATTCTAGTAAGCGAGCCAAGGCTTATTTCTTTGTCCTTACCTTTTAGCTTTGATTCCTGATTAAGTTTATACAGGTTCTCACAGCCGTACTTATGCACCATGAGCGCCTTCAGGTTATGCCAGATGATCTCTCGAGTATTCATGAACATATTTTATTTCCTATACTATTCTCTAGTACGATAAAAAAACACTTGATTTATATTATCGAGATAGATAACATAGCGTTATGGACATTTTAAATTTCGTAAAAACTAAATTAGATGAGTGCAATTTGGCGCAGCTTGAGGATATTTCAATCCTTACTAACGTGCCAATGCCTACGATCATCAAAATTAAATATAACCAAACTCCGAACCCTGGCATTAAAACTATTCAGCCATTGCTTACTTACTTTCAAAAACGTATGAAAAAAGTTGCATAAAAAATGGCTGAAATCAGGACAGAAATCCCAGATGAAGAGTGTGCGGTTATTGACGCATTTTGCTCTGCAACAGGTAAACACCGTACTGACGTTGTGCGCGAATTGATTAGTGTTTGGTCTGCAAATAAGCTTCATGAGGCTACTTTAATTATGCGCGTACATAACGGCAATACGGCCATATCGGATAGAGAACGGAGTAAGGGTGGATTATGAAAAATACACACGCTTTTAAATTACTTGAGGCATTTAAAAGAGGCCAGGTAATGACTGCTTATGATGCACCTGTTCCGAATTTTTCTCAGCGTTTATGTGATCTTGAATCAATGGGCTACAACTTTGGCCGGTGCAAGGTAGGTAATAAACGCTATTACCAATACTGGCTGATTCAAGAGAAGGTGGCAGCATGAGCGTAAAGATCATGTCATTGGTATGGGATAACTTTACACGAGGTGGAACTGAAAAGTTAATCATGCTGGCTATGGCTGATTGGTGTAATGACAGTGGTGGTAGTTTATATCCTTCAATGTCTGCTATTTCTAAGAAAACTAATATTACAGAAGGTCAAGCAAGGAGAGTAGTTCATAAACTTATTGAAGATGGTTATTTATCTGTTATTGGTAATTTTAATGGCGGTGCAATAGGGAACACAAGGCAGTATCAACTAAACATTAAAATGATATTAACCCCTAGCGTAGATGCTACCCGTACCCCTAGCGTTGGTGATACCCCTAGCGCAGATGCAACCCCTAGCATGGATGCACATTTACCCCTAGCGCCCATGCACATTACCCCTAGCGTGGATGCAAGCCTAACCACCAATAAACCATCAATAGAACCATCAATTAAAAACAAGGCAAAAGAGCCTGCCTTTGTATTGCCTGATTGGATTAATAAAACACATTGGGATGCTTGGCATAAAAATCCAAAGAGAAAGAATCTTTCTAACGAACAAAAGCAGTTAGCAGTTCAGCAACTTATGGAATGGAAAGATGCAGGTATTGATTATGCGTTAGCACTTAAAAACTCAGCTACAAATAATTGGCAAGGATTGTTTGAGCCAAAACAGAATTTACAGATTGCGAAACAAAAGCAAAGCCGCATGGATATTTCAGGTATTGATTACAAAGCAGGCGTTAATGCCGATGGGAGTTTTTAAATGGACATGATTACACACTCAGGTACACCTTTTAAATTAGATAAAGCAGAACGTACATCAGTCTGCGATATTCATGGCGAATACACAGAATCTGGCATTGCATTCAATGGAAATAAGTTGCATTGGACTGGATGTAAATCTTGTAAGGATGCTCAAAAATTAGAGGATGACGCTAGGGCAAAAATGAAAGAGCAGATCAAAGCTCAAGAGCGCATTGAGAGCAGATTAAATAAGGCAGGAATACCAATTAGATTTAGAGATAGAAATATTGAAAACTACGTTGCCGATACGCCTGAAAAACAAACATCTTTAACAGTTGCGCGTGATTTCATTGAAAACTTTGATGAAAACTACAAATCAGGCATGACGCTTATATTTTCAGGTAAAGCAGGCACAGGTAAAAGCCATCTTGCAATTGCAATCGCACAAGCTGTAATGCCTAAGTACACAGCAATGTATATCAATGCATTAGACGCGGTAAGAATGATTCGTGACACATGGCGCAGAGATTCAGAAAAGTCAGAGCTAGAAATACTTGAAATGTTCGGAACTATCGGCTTGCTGGTGATTGATGAAGTTGGTGTTCAGTACGGAACTGAAAACGAACAGATGCTTATGTTTGACATTATCAATCGCAGATACAGAGATTCAATGCCAATGATTCTACTTACGAATTTAGGCACTCAAGGATTAAGTGAATATCTCACAGAACGAAGCTATGACCGATTACGTGAAAACGGCAAATGGGTTTCTTTTGAATGGGAAAGCTACCGCTCAAAGGTTAATAAATAATGTGGGTAAAACGTAACGATTATTACCTAGAACGTGATGGCTGGACTATTGCAAAGCTAACACTTAAAAACGGCACTAAATATGCACTATGGCAAGGAAACAAAAACAATGGTTACTTTGATAGTGCTGAAGAAGCCAAACAACAGTATGAGGAACTTACTAAATGAGCACTGAAGTTTACTCAATACCTTACGAGCGTGATGGTTTCCAATTCACCATGCGCGTACTAGCCGATAAGACTGAAGCTGAATTTATTGCTGACAGTTTAGGTTTAGGTGAGCCAGAAAAAGTAATTGCGATTATTCCAGAATTTAGACAAGGGTTGAACTAATGAAACAACAACAAGAAAACAAACCATTACCAAACAGCAGCACAGAGTAGGCAAGAAATTAAATCAATGTTTAAACAAACGAAGGAGTAATGAAAATGGCAAATCCTAAAGCAACCAGATACTACGATGACAAAGGTTTTTTAATTGGCTATGCAGATCAATACTACTGCTTTGTACGTGAGAACGACAGCGAAGGAAACATGATCGGCTATGCAAATTCAAAAGGCGAAAAACAAGGCACGTTAGCAAAATGAGCAAGCCACAACCAAACAGCAGCTATCAGTTCTGCCGTGGTGAATCACCAGTAGGTACGCATATCTGCAAAGATCGAGAGATATGCAAGCGATTTCTACCGAATGGCTACGGCGTGGATTACAAGGACTTTTGGATTGCTGCTGATTGCCCGAAGTTTGAGAGCAAAGAGCGCATTAGTGAAGAGCCGGCTAGGACGGAGTGGTAAAGCATGACCGTTCGCAATTTCTACTACAACTTTAAAAACAAGTTAGGGCTTTACGAGCTAATCAAGCAACTAGACCCTAACAAGTTGTGGCGCTTTCGCGTGGATGAATACGATGCCAGAACTTTAGAGCAAAACGACAAGATTCACGCAATGCTTAGTGACATTGCAAAGCAGGCAAAGCACTTGAATCAAGTCTTAGATTTAGATAGCTGGAAGCGATTATGCGTAAAGCAGTTTGCAGATGATTGTATTGAGCAGGATATACCAAGACTTGCCGATTACTGGAAAAAAAACGAAGTTAAGTTAATGCCTAGCCTGGACGGTAGATCACTGGTTGCACTAGGTCAGCAGACTAGAGATTTTCCTAAGTACGTGGCTGCAGGGTTTATTACATGGTTATACGCTTACGGCACAAATAACAATGTTGTGTGGAGTGAGCCAGAAGAACAGTTTAACGAGAGGTACGCAGCGTGAAGAAGCGAAACAAAAAATATCAGCCAAAGCCTGTATCTCATCCAATGCTAGTAGTTCGCAAGCTTGAAGAGAATATTGAGCTTATGAATGAACACTCAATGCTTACCGCATTTCAATATGGCGTAGCGACTAAAGACCATTACGATTATTTAACACAGATGGCAAACCTACTGAACATAGCCAGCCAAAAGAAAGAACTGAAGGCGACAACAGTTTATGTAGGTCATCTTATGCAAGTCGTTAAAGCGATTTTAGAGCGTTATCACGCGAAAGGTAAGCTAGGGGTTGCCGGTGAAGAATTAACGCGCCTTAGAGAGTTTGTGCGCGATTACCAGCAGTTTTGGGTGAGACAGACTGTAACGCTTTATAACTCCTGCGTGGCTGAACTGAATGCTTTTTATGCTGAATTGGAAGCGAAGAGGGCGGCATGAGCAAATTAACGAATGCAGCTAAAGGTAAAACTTGCACAGTTCGTATTCCTGGATATTGCAATGGAAACAATGAAACAACTATATCAGCCCACATTAATGGGGTTAGGTTTGGGCATGGGGTAGGAAAAAAAGTAAATGATTTACTAACTGCTGATTGCTGTAGTTCATGCCATGACGTTATTGATTATAGGGTTCGTAGCAAATTTACAAAAGATGAATTAAAACTTATGCATTACGAAGGTGTTATGGAAACAATTATTAGGCGATCTAACGAGGGGTTAATAAATTGAAAAGAACTTTAACTTTGCCATACCCGGATAAATCGCTAAATCCAAATCGTAAAAGTGGAAGGCATTGGGCCACAACAAAAAAAGTAAAAGACGAGGCATTTGATGCTGCTTTTTATATGGCAAGGATAGCTTATGCAAGTGTGACTGTTCCACATGAGCCAATTCCATTAACCATTACTTATGTCCGCAAAGATAAGCGATATGTAGATTTGGACAATTTGCTTAGCTCATCAAAGTCTTTGCTTGATGGAATTGCTCAAGGGATGAAGATAAACGACAAATATTTTGAGCCAATAACAATTAAGCGCGGACACGACAAAGAAAAAAGTTATACAAAAGTAGAAATTGGCTAGATATTTAAACAACAAAACTAAAGGCTGAATCATGAGCGGCAGACAATACATCACAGACAAAATACTTCAGGTACGCAAAGACATTTGCAAATACATCACTGAAGAAATGACCATTAAGCAGGCATTAGAAAAGCTAGGCTATATCGATATTGGATATAACAGCTTTTATCAGCAATGCAAGGCGCTTGTTGACCTTGGCTATTTAAGAGAGCTTGGTTATTTAAAACTAGGTAAAACGCATTCAGTAAAAATTATCTCAGTAAACCATGATTACGTTTACAACAAGCATCACGCCATTGTAAATAAACAAAGTAAAGCGATTGATGAAGTTAAAAACAATATGCCACAGATAGCAGCAGACCCATCTCTGCCGAGAGTTATTAAATTAACTGATACAACCAGATGGCACAGAGAGAAAAAGCCTGCAGGCAGAGTGTTTGTTAGCGGATCAAGCCTGAGTGCGGTGATGTTATCGGCTAACTATTAAAATTAGGGGAAAACATGGCTACGTTTGAAGAAGAAGTAACAGAAATATTTAATGAGTTTGAAAAAAAATATGAAGAAATTATAAAAAAAGAATATGAAAGGTTAAAAAATACTGGATTAACAGCAGATGAAGCCAGAGATTTATTGGTTCAAAAGTCTAACAAAGTAAATAAAAAAATTAGGGGCTAATCTATGGCGGCTAATAAGTTAGAAGATTTGTTTGAACCTAAAACAAAGAAATGGACACAGCGAGAGGTCATCATCATTAACGGTATTAGCTGCTGTTACACAGTAATAAAAAACGAAGGTTATCTGGTAAATCTGCCAGGAGGGGAAAAAAAGTTTGCCCATGAGCTTATGTTTCAAGGTTACACGGTAATACTTCCTGATCACATGAGGGTTAAATGATGAATTTTTGTTATCAATGTTCAAATGTTCTAAAAACTCAAACAGAATATTTATGCTCAAGAAAGATTGAAGTTAAAACGAACCTAGTTACGGGAAGTATTTATAAAAAATTTAAATTAAATGAACTTTTAGATTGCAATGATGAAAGATCAGAAATATCCCCAAGTAGTAATAGATGCGGAGTGAGTGGTATTTATTTTGTTTCAATTAAAGTTCAAATGCCTTGTGAATCTCAGATCATTGAAGAGGAGCATGAAAATGAAAAATGCAAAACATGGTGAAGCCCATCCTAAATGCAAACTAACCGAATCCAAGGTCAATATGATGCGTAGCCAGCACGAATGTTTCTCATGGGGATATAAGCGATTATCTAAATGTTTCGGTGTAAGTATTAGGACTGTTCGAGACATTGTTTCTTATAGGACATGGTGTAATTAAATGGCAGGATTAACTATAAAGCAGGAAAACTTTTGTCTTGCTTACATTGAAACTGATAATGCTAGTGAAGCTTATCGCAAAGCCGGTTATTCAAAAAACATGAGTGATAAAACTGTAAATGAAGCTGCATCACGTTTATTGAAAGCTAGCAAGGTGGTAGCAAGACTTGATGAGTTAAGAAAACCTATCATTGAAAAGCACAATGTTACCGTTGAAAGTATATTGAAAGAGCTTGAAGAAGCAAGGCAATTAGCTATGCTACCTGATATGAACGGAAAGGCACAGCCATCAGCAGCAGTATCGGCATCAATGGGAAAGGCAAAGCTTGCTGGATTAATTATAGATAAACAGCAGACTGAAGGCTCGTTGACGCTAACTGTTGCTACTGGCGTACCTGAGAAATGATTAAAAAAGATATACGCTTAAACTACTATCCGCGTGATTGGCAGAAGCAATGCCACATTAACAGGCAGCGGTTTACTGTACTAGCTTTGCACAGACGAGCCGGTAAAACTGAATTAGCCTTGATGGAATTGCTCAATGAGGCGTTAAAGTTTGATAAAGAGTTGGGCTTCTTTGTTTATGTTTCGCCATATCTAAAACAATCTCGTGCGATTGCATGGGCGAGGCTTAAACAAAAGATAGAGCCATTGCGTATAGTTGGCGCAGTAGATATATCTGAGGTTGATGGTTCAGTAACGTTTAAACACAATGGCGCGGTTATCAGGATATTCGGTGCAGATAACCCTGATGCGCTGCGAGGTATGCGCCTGGATGGTGTTGTACTCGATGAAGTAGCACAGATTAAACCTGAGATATGGAACGATGTATTGCAGCCTGCCTTGTCTGATCGTAAGGGCTGGGCTATGTTTATCGGTACGCCATCAGGCATTAACTTATTCTCAGAGTTATATTTTAAAGCCAGTGAGTTAGAAGGCTGGTATGGCGCAAGATATACAGTCTATGACACACACGCTATTGATGAGGATGAAGTAGAGCGTTTACGTCGTGATATGAGTGAAACCTCATTTGCACGTGAGTATTTATGCGACTTCAGCGCAGCCGGTGATAATCAGTTAATCTCGTTATCAGATGCTGAAGCAGCAGCTAAACGTGTATATACGATTGACGACATTAGTTTTGCACCTAAGATTATTGGTGTTG